GCTGAATGCGCTTTTGGCGCAGTCGGCTTGAGCGACCATTCTGAAACCAGATGGCTTGTCTTGGCGTCACCGTCCTGAGAAAGTTCCTGCTCAAGAAAGTTACGTCCGCTCAATGTGCAGACTGACACAAAATCTGGGTCAATCAAGAACACGCGGTCGTTACCCATCAAGCGAGATGGGACAGCCTCTACGGTGCCAAAGTCTGTAAGGAATACAGAAGTCGAGCCAACGTAAGTGACTTCCTTAGCGGCAGTCATGTTTACGTCGTTTGACACCAAGTTGCCTGACGCTGACAGGTCAGAAAAATTGGCACGGTTTGTAGCGCTTGCCACCATTAAACGAGGGTTACCTCCGTCAGTCCAGGCATCCTGCATCCCATCTTCGATGAGGGCAAGTGTCAACGGACGAGCGGTTCCTGCTGTAATGGTGTTGGTTCCTAAGCCGTTAGCAAAGGCACCTGAACCGGCACCAACACTACCGTTGGTTATCCAGCAAGACAGCGAAGCTGATTTGCGAGGATCAGAACCGTCACGGGCAACGTCTGTATCACCAATTGATTTTTCAATGTCCCGGCGTAATTCCAGGGCTTTCAAAACCTTTTGGTAATTGTGTTCCCGCTCGCGCCCGGCGGTATCAACGGATTCCAAAGTGCCAGATGTTGCAAACACCTTCTTTGAGATCTGGTGATAATTACCAATTCTTGCGGTTGGCGTTGCCGCAGCGGTTGAAGTTGTTGCTCCCTCATTATGGTAGTTTGTGGCTGAGGCCGAAGTCAATTCCTGGACCTGCCATTCCACAAAGATACCGTTTGAGGTTTCTTTTTTCACATTAGAAAAAATTGGTGTTTCTGCCGGATCAATCCGGTAGATTATGTCGGCGAGCTGTTCGCGCTCACCAACGGCGTTTTGGGTCGTAAAGACGGCCATTTTTTTGCTCCTTCGGGCTTATCTGCCCATTAGAAATTCAACAGCGGCATCCACGGTTCCAGCGTTTTCAAAACGCTTTTTCGCTTCCTGCCGAGAACGGGAAGCAACTTCACGCTTGGTCTTAGGGCGTCCTGCCTTAGCCATTTTTGGTGCCTGTCTTGCCTTCTTCTTAGCAGCGGGTTTCTTCAATTGAAGGTTATCCCACTTCCAAGCCTTGTACAAAAGCTCGATTGCCCGTGCGTCAGACGCATTTTCAATCTCCTCTTGTGAGAAGCCAATTCGGCGTTGTGCATACTTTATGATTTCCTGACGCTCGCTTTCACGGGTTTCGTCATTCTGCCACGAAGGTATGCGATTAAGCATATCGGCACGTTGCGTGTGCAAGTGTTTCGTCAACTCCTTTTCACGGTCAACTGCCTGCTCCTGAGCTACACGCTGCCTTTCGGCATCGACTTTTTTCTGCTGTTCTTTGTACTGGTCGTACTCCGCCTTGGCTAGAAAAAGGTCACGCTCACTCATTGTTTCGGCTAATGCTCTCCAGTCAGGTTCCTGCTCGGTTGTCTGCTGGATTTGGGCGCTCAACTGATCAAGTTGCTGCGCGTAGTAGTCTCTGGTTTGCTTTGTTTGAGCCGCTTCAGCCTCAAAGGCTTTCCGTTGCTCGGCAAGTTCCATAGACTTCCTAGTAAAAGACTGCTGTCTCTGATACCCGTTTCGCAGCTCGTCTAAGTCTACCTCTACTTCTTCACCGTCAACTTTGACTGTGTAGGTTGCTTGAGGCTCTTCCTCGTCTGCGTCGTACTCATCATCGTCATAGTCTTCTTCGCCTTCACTGGCATCATCATCAACATGGTCATCTTCCGGCGTCTCATCGACGTGATCGGTTTCTACCTGCGGTGCCTCTGCCTCTGGCTGTTGAGACGCCTCTTGCGTCTCGGTCCGCTCTTCTGTTGCATTATCCGTTGGGGGATTGCTCAGAAGGCTAATTGCGTCATTCATTGAAATATCGCCGGTTCCTGCTGGATTATCGGACATAATTAAATCACCTTAATTTTGTTACAGTTGCCCGCCGCCTGAAATCGTCAAGCTGCGCTTCGGCTAACTTACCACTTTCTATAACGCTTTGAAAATACCCCTTCAAAGCGGCAAGAGATTGAGACAAAAAATATACCCTCTCTCTGTTGTCTGTGTCTTTAACGTCGCTGTTTTTCCAAGCCGCAGTAAACTGTTCATCCAGATAATCAAACGCCTCGTTTAACAACTCATTGCGAAGCAGCGCTTCAGCCCTCTCGGCTCTGGCCTGCTTGTCCCTTACTTTTCTTTCATCCATTCCCTTTTCCTAAGATAGTAATGTGTACCCCGTTAACTTTGGTGGCTTATTAAAGAACTCTGGATATGTCGCGCCCCGCTTTCTAAATGCAGTATTAGCATCCGCAAAATCTTGTGGAGAGCCATAGCCCACGCCGTAACGCTGTTGAAAATCTGACAGACCTGTCGGCGCAACATCAAGCAAGCCCATTCTTGCATACGCGCCATCTGCCGAAGCGTCAACACTAGCCACGCTGGCGTTATCTAAACGGCAAGCCTGCAAATCATCATCAAATATGTAACCCTCGTCACATTGTCCAGTTGCTGGGTTTACCGGTTTAACATCTTCGCCGCCCATATCTGGGTCAATAAATCCGGTTCCTTCAACACCCTCAACTGGGCGCCCGGTATAGACCTCGCCGAAACCAAACGGGCCTTTTTCAAACACGCCCATAACGCGGCCTTTGCTATCCAAAACAGGGCGTCCGCCGTCCTTCAACCCTTTGATAATGTTGTTTGTAGCACGAGTGTTTAGTCCAGAGAGCGCTTTACCGAGAAAACTGTCGTCATTTTTGTATCCAGCAATTCGGTTTTCTAATTTGTCGATTGCCATATTAGCAAACGCCGTCCGAGTTGGGATATGATCCATCCAAGTCGAGTAGCTCGGAACACCAAGCAACCCACTAAAGCTGCGGTTTTTAATCGCGTCGGATATTGAGCCGCCAATATAATTTGATGAATAAATTTCAGGACCAAAAACGTCGGCATAATCAAAATATGATTGAGCCACTCTATCTGCATTACTTGGCCCCGTATCAAATGCAAAATCTTCGGGCGTCATATCCGACTGCAATGCACCAGTGCTAAGGATGCTTTGTTGCAAAGCGCTTTCTGCTCTATTAATGGCGTCTCGCCTTTGGGCGTCGCTTACTCCGCCATACGAAGAAGGATCGTTTGTGTCTTCTTCATAATAGCCGCCGCCGCTAGAAGTATCCGTTTCGCTATAAGTGTCAGCCGTTACGCTATCTTGACCTTCACCCATAAAAAAGGCAGGGATACCCATAGGACCGGGTTCGCCAGATCCACCCAAAGACTTTAGAATGTCAGCTTCTTCCGGCGAGATATAGGCTAATAAATGTTCTTGTCCGCGAATAACTGTATTGCGGGGTGGCATCATTTTTTTGATCTTAGCCATTACTGCGCCCTCGGAAGGTTAGTTGATATTTCGGCGTCGGTCATTGCCTTAGCCACGCGAAGTTCTGCTTCAGCCGCCAACTCCTGACGGCGAAGCTCAATTTCCATCTGCATTTTTTCACGCTCAAGCTGTATGTCGGCCTGCATTTTTTCACGCTTCAACTCAATTTCAGCCTCAGCCTTTTGTTTGGCAAGCTGTAAATCCATTTGCGCTTTTTGCTGCATTGCCGCAACGGCTGGGTCAGGCTTGCCCTGTTGCGCTTGCTGCATCTGTTGTTGTTGTGCGACTTTCTGGCCCACGACCTCTGGCGAGTTAAAAAATTGGTCAGCATCCTTAAAGCCCCCAACTTCTGCGATAGACCGCAAAGTAGCAACATATTGCTGCGCGGTCACAAGAGGATTGTCAGCGCCTAACTGCATAAGGATCTGCTCTTGCTTTGCGGCAATCTGCGTCAGAAATGCAATCTTTGTCTCGTCGTCAGTCGTACCCAAACCAACCTGCACAACAGTGTCAAATTGCGACTTCCATTCAGCCGGATTAATTGGAACAAATTTGTTGCGCAGACGCATTACCTGCGGCTTGCTATCGTGTTTTAAAACTAACGCCAATATACCTTTGAACAAACTCTTGACACCAGTCTCAGCCATTGTGCGAGCATAACTCTCCAACTTAACCTGAGCGCCGCGAACTGTGGCGCTGACGGCTGACGCAGTCGACGACTGCAAGCTGTTGGCGTCCAGCCCCTGACTAGCGCGGCTCATTCCGGTTCGCTGTTCTTTTACTGTGTCCAAATAATCCATCAGCGGGCGTATTTCATTACCAACCGACGCGCCAGCTAGTGGCTGTATCATGCCGGGCTGTCTTACCCGGATCACACCTCCAGCCTGGGCGTCCAGTAAATCGTCGAGATTTACGGCTCCCTCAACGGCTGCTATGCGCGGCAGTGTCGATGAGTAGACGCTGTCCAGATACTGGCGCATCAAGGTAGTCTTAATGACCTGCAAATCTTCAGTCATATCGTAGACGCTACGACCAACTAAACGGTGCGGCATCAGAATAGGAGAGGCAACAGCAAACGGAATGTGGTCCCACGGCTCATTGTGCAGAATATGCTGGCCCTCAGAGCCAATAGCGCAAATACGGCGACGCTCGGCTATACCATCGCCATCGTAGTCCATTTTAACGATGCACTCGTAATAAATGACACTTCGCATTGTTGGGTCGGCTGGGTCGGAACCGGTTGACGCCTCCATATCCTGAAAACGGTTGCTGACCTCGTTATCAGTTTCTAGCTCGTCTTCGCCCGCGTACTGCTCAACCTCGTCTCTGTCGTAACCCATAGCCACAAGATCTGAGACGGTAAGAGTTGTGCGGTGCGCCATAAAATGCGCGTCTTCTAAAGAGGTCGCCCGACGGTTTACAAGGAACTCTTCCGGCGGCACGTTAATAACTTTTATTTCGCCTTGTTCGCGGGTAACACGAACCTTCAGGTCGTACTCAGATCGAAGAGGAGTTGTCTCGCCGCTCTCGTCATCGTAGACGCTTTCCATGACAGTCTCAGACTGCTCTATAATTTTGACGTCGGGGTCGTTCATCAGCATTGTCAGCTCTTCGTCTGACAGGCCAGTGTATTCTTCCTCGTCGACCTCTTCGCGTGTCTCGTAAAAGAACTTAATTACGCCCATGCGAAATAAAAGCGCATCCTTAAAAAACGTGTGGAGCAGTTTGTAACCGTCATTGCGCTGCGTAATTATCATATTGACGTAGTCAGAAGCCTGCTCGGCGGCCTCTACGTCCTCAGCGGTGCGAGGAGAAAACCGGACATACTTATCGCTAGATGTAAATACCCGCATAAGATTGGGCATAACAGCCTCAACAGTGTCCGCCACTTCGGTAGCAACAACAGATGACCGCCCCTCGACCTCGTTGCCCATTGGCTCGCCCAAATAGAAGTCGAGAGCGCGAAGGCGCTCTTGGGTGTATTCGCTGTCAAAGTGATTTAGCGCGTCTGTTATCTCACCTGAGACAATCGAACCGAGCTGTTCATCATCCATTTTTGCCATTGTTTTTTGCACCTTTTGCCGCACGTTTTGGCGCGGACTTTGGTTTGTCCGGTTGCGCATTATCGCACAAAAAGCGCGGCGGATCTATGGGGGGTTGTGGGCGACGAATGCGCCCCACTAACGGGCGGCGCACCATCATTGTAAAGTAACCTTGCGAGCCTTCTTCTTTTCGCCCTTACTAGCGCCCTTAATCGGCGCACCGCGCTTACCGGCGGTTTCTATCATGCCCTTGCTGGTTTGCACAACCTTTGCCGGAGCTGGAGCAGGCGTCATATCGGGCATGGCGTTTATGCCCTGAATGCAACGCTGCTGATGTTCGCAGCGGCCCTTATAGGGGCAGGGATCACATACAATCATGCTTTTCTCACTTTCTTTCTTTTTTCAACAATATTTACCAAGAACTTGCTTTGCACCGCCTGTTTTTCCGCCTTTTTTCTTACCGTATCCAGCCATATCTAGCTTTCCTTTTCTGTTAATCGTTTTTTGAATATGTACCATAAATGGTGTTAGACGACGACCGTTTCTTTTTTTTCTTTCCAGACAACACAAGTTTACGATTAGTAAACTGATCAGCCACAGTGTTAATTATATCAGAGGCTGGGTTCAAAAGGTATGTGGTCAAAAAATTTCCGTTTTTACCATAGTTCATTTTAGCACTCCTTTTTCTTTTTGCGTGGTGGCATTACATTCCTTTTCCAAGCAATCCCCTGCGGAAAAACTCTTGATAGGCAGATACATCGTCAGCCACCGGCTGAGTAATTTCCTGCAACACATTGCTAATTTCTGCGGAACGACGGTCAGATGATGGGGCCGCGCCAGCAGCTCGTCTGGTTGCAAAAAAATCTGGTGCCATTAATATGCGCGGCACGGGGGTGGATAAACCACCAAGGTCAGTGCCAGATATTGCCTGTTTATATGTTTTGTGAAATTCAGGTATGTTGCCCTCGCCAGACATTGGCAACATTGGGTCGGCGTCAAACTCGACAACACGACCTCCAGTTGGTGCCAACATAGCGGATGGATCGTTTACGCGGCTAGACATTTGCGGGTCAGACACAACCATACGAACAGCAGTAACATCAGGGAAGCCGCTGTCTCTAAATGTGCTTTTCTCCATTGTGTCGGCAACAGCTTTACGAGCTGCACCTTTACCGGCTGAGTAAAGGTATTTTTCAATATTAGGGCTAGTAATGCCGGGAAAATCACTAAACGGTGTTATCGTTGTTTTTTCACCCGTTTTAGGGTTTTCTTTTGTATCTTTTAAATTTCTAACCTGCTCGTCAAAGTCAGCTATCTTTTTTTCTGGTATCCATTTTGCTGCCTGTTTTGTCATGTCAACAAGAACATCAGCCACATGATGCGAGAAGTCGCTACCACGTCCGCCCATCGACGTGTATATTCCTAAAAGACCGGGCGTTTGGCGAGCCTGCTTCGCATAACCAGAAATGACAGCGGGGTCAGACGCCCAAACAATACCAAGCTCACGCGATAATTTTTCAGACGAAAAGTCTTTTCCGCCGGTCATACGCACGGGTTTTTTCAACTTTACACCCTGCACATGCGTAATTTTTTTACCGGCCATTGTCATATCACCGGGCATCAATTTTGCGGTGCGTCCGATCAGGCTCTGTATGTCTAGGTCAGGGCTTCGGGCTAGTGTGCCAAGGTCACGCACAACCGTTCCGCTAAGGTCAGGCATGTCGCGGCTCAGGTTTTGAAAACCGGGGTCTACAAGCAAACCTTGGTCACCAGCGTCAGCGGTTCTTGCACCATACTCATACGCACGCCGAGGCAAAAGCAGCCCCTCGCCTACTTCACGCGGAAGTTGAAACGCAGCGGCGGCCTCGTATAAATTCTGTTCCGCCTCCGGCATCTGTCGTATCTTCGGGCGCTTTTTAGGCTGTTGCATCAACAGTGTGTCGCTGACGTCTTCCCGCCCACCCATACCAATCGACCCAGCGGGGCGCTTGGCAAGCAAGCCAGCGCCAGTAAATGCGCCAGCCAAGTCAGCCGCATCCATAAGCACGTTTTCGGCTGGCAGGCCAGTTTCTGGGTCAATTTCAAGAGGCAGATCGCCCATAGCGCGACCAACGGTGCGGGCGGCAGCCTGAACAGGGGCAGGGAAAGACAAGACACGCTCACCTTCGGGCGTGATCGCGAAAGGCAATATCATGCCAGAATTGGCATAATCGCCCTGCCCGTAAAGGCTATCCAGAAGTCCCATTAAACCACCCAATTCGTTTTAGGTTTCAAACTGCGATTGTGATTATAACCTCTTGAGTAGCCTCCGGCAAGCGCACCTTGCTGCGCGAAGCTCAGGACAAAAGCATCCGCCACATCCGGCGACCTCTGGCCGCGCCGCTTCATCTCGTCCTTGCTCTCGACCTTCAGCTTTCCCGTCGATAAATATTTATAACGAATGCCAGTAAGCTCGGCAATCAACGTGTCGTCGGATGGTATCTTGACGTCACGCGCCTCAAACCACTCCCGCGCCGACCAAAACAGCTCGTCGCGCAGGCGGTTAAACTTGTTCTTCAAAGACGCAGTTTCCGACACAGATATGCCAACGGCGGGCATGTCCAGCTCCCTCAGCCGGTCAGCCAGCCCCGCGCCAAGGCCAATGGCGTCAATATAGATAGCCTGCGGACGCATCGAATAAGGCACCGCGTCGTACTCGGAAAGCACAATTCCCGACAGCTCCATCAGATCCTTATTCTGCCAAGTCTTGATTGGCTCAATTAACACATTGCCCTGACGCTTCGCCAGAGCGGACCTATCCGAGCCAAAACGCGCAACATCAAGACCCCATATGACCGGAGTAGTGGGACCGGCCTCAACGTCCCTCGTCACCGCATCCTCGACCAGATGCAGCGGCAAAAGCACGTCGTCGGATTGCGTCGGGAACTCACCCAAAACACGCACTTTAAAAACGTTGCTTTCGCTGCCATACTTCGCCGCCATCTCCTCAATAAACTTGGGGTCCACATACTCGCCCTCATCGCAGGACACGGTCACGCAGTGCCACTTATCTCGGTCGCTGTGGAATGCGTCGTAAAAGTACCCATCCGAGCGGGTGGGGTTACCGCACATAATAATCTTCGCACCAGGGGTAGATAACGCACCAGACGCCGTCTCAAAAATCACATTTGGCACCCCAGACGCCTCCTCGACCACAAACAGCATGTGCGGCGAGTGAAAGCCCGCCAAGCTCTCTGGGTTTTCCCTGCGGCTGGTACGAGCCACGGCGAAACTGTCAGGCGCACCCTTCAGGGCAATCTTGTCCGACTTGAACTCCAGCAAATCCTTGAACGCGGGCGGCATGTTCCGCGCCCAGCGGTCTATCTCCGTCCACAGAACGTCCGACAACTGGTGGGCTGAGTTTGCCGTCACGGCCACCTTGCAGGGATAGTGCGTCATTAACCACCACAGCACGACCCAGCTCTCAAATGCCGTTTTGCCGACACCGTGGCCCGACTTAATAGCGACGCGGTCGTTACTGGCTATTGCGACGAGTGCCTTGGCCTGCCACGCCTGCGGGGTTGCGCCCAGTACCTGCTCCACAAATAACGTCGGATCTGCCCGTAGGGCGGCTATGGCCTCGACGGTGGCTTGGGTTTCGTTCATGCGTTACCTCCAAAGGGGTGTGTAAGGGGTATATTTTTTTATCGCCGCCCCCGCGCCCGCGAGCGACGGGGGGGGTTAACCGATTTTTGGTTAACTTTGTACGCTTTTGCCATAAATGTCGCATAACGTCCATTATGCGCAAACGGTATTGTGTAAAATCAATCACTTAGTTGCCTGTGGATAACTTTTTGCCCTTATTGCGCTTATTTGCCTGTTTATTAGGCAGATCAGAGTTAACTGAAATCTGGTTAACTTTGGTCGCGCGTGCGCGTAGTTCATCACTTGTGTTTTCCTTATGCTCCACCACATCTGCGTGCTTTAGCTGCGCTGCACTATTTACTTTCTGTAGCAAATCAAGATACGAACTTCCGGCCTCATGCGTCACGTCCACTTGTTGCTTGTCTCCGTATACCTTTGGCAACAGTCTAGCCGCAGTCCACTTGAAATTGTCAGACACAAGTCTGGCAGCTTGCGGGTCAATCTCACCACTAAGCACACGCCTGTTTATCTCATCCAATTGATCAGCATATAACATGCCGCGAGACGCCAATGCGTTCATATATTTGCGCTCAAAATCCTTATCGTTATGTATTTTATTCCACGCTGTCCCCCAAGCTGGCATGTCCTTATCCCTGCACACTGACTGACCAGCGCGTCCCGCCGTAACACGGGATAAGAACTCGACCCACACCTCATCAGGTAGCCTAGCACTCATCGTCAAACTCCATCTCTGTCCCATCATCCAAAGTCACAATCATTTTCTCTCTGTCATCAATCACCAGTAAAGGCTGCCTGCACTTAGAGCAGACGATAGACTGCATTCTCTCAAACACATAACCGTGCGTTTCTTGTCCACACCAATCACAGTCTACCGGCTCAGTAAAAAACTGCACAAAATGCCTGTCTCTTATGTTGACAACGTCACCCATCTCTGTCCATCAGCTCACCGCCGCAGGCCAGATACCCGCAACCATCAACCCAGTTATCCTCATTGTCAGCATTGGACTTGATGCGTGCAATCTTCAACAACGTCATCATCACGGCCACGTCCTCTGGAGTTACCATCACGTTCAGATGCACCGACCAATAATCAGCAATGGTCGTAAAATTGTTTTCCATGTCGCCGTGTTGGCTTGCACGCTCAACTGATACCTTTTGTTTCGCGTCGTCTAATACTTCAACCCTGTTCATTTTTATCCTCTACGCCCTCATTGATTGTTAAATTACAAACCAAGCACTCACGCCTGACCATCACGTCACCATCCATCAGCTTGGTCATTAGGCTCTTACACTTCGGACACCTGTCCTGCTCAAGCAGCCTTTGCCAGCTTCCGTCGCCTGCCTCAATCATCTATCGCCTCCGACGCTCCCTGACTAAACGGCACCTCAACACTAGCGATAGGCTCATAGCCGCGCAACAGTTCTCTCGGCCATATGTCTATCTTCAATCCACCCTCTACCCGCTGCACGTTCACGGTCAGCGTTCTCACGTCAATCCACGTCGACGTACCAATCAGCAAATACTCACGATCCTTGAGTATGTCGTCACGCTCGACAATGTCAGAAGGGGATCTCGTCATTCAACTCCTCCTCAATTGGTGTGCGTATCTTTTCCACTACCGCACCCTCAAACACATGCTTCACCTCTTCAACCGGCTTGCTGGCCTCCCAGTCCTCCAAGATCCGACCAATCTCATTGACAGAGTAAACCACCATTTCACGATTGTCTCGCTTTACCTTGCTCACCTCGTAATCTGTCGGCACGATTGCTAACACCCGACCGTCCGGCATGTTGCCCTCTATCCACTCCCCCTTTAGCGGTTCGGCACCGGCTTCGACTGCCGCTTTCTCTAATGCGGCGACACCCTTTAGCGTCACCTCAACCTGATGCTCCACATCCTGCATTTTATCGATAGCCGCATTGAGCCTGTCCATTTGCTGCTCAAATCTATTCCGCAGCTCCGTTGGCACCAACCACACCAACCTGTCCACACCCCACTTCTGCTCAACCTGAGAAACCCTGTCATCATACCTATGCAGGCTCTGTTGCATCCGTCTCATCGCCCCATTGCTTGGCGCATGGTAAACCTTGTTTGGCTTCGGCTTACCTCGACCCTTTTTAACTGCCATTTCTGTCCTCCATTTTAGCCCGTCCGTCCGTCCGTCCGGATGTCCGTCCGGTTCCTAGTAAAAACCGGACAGGACGGACACCGTCCGCTTTGACCGGACACTGTCCGCCGGACACCGGACATTTTTCGATAACTACTTGTTATCATTAATAAGCCATACCTTGTTTTTGTCCGCCGCAACCAAACCAAGCTCAATTAGCCCGTGTCTGGCGTCTCCGGCCCTCCGGCGGTCCAAATCTGGGCATTTTTGCCTGTGTTCCTCATGCCATAATGACGCCGCAACGACCTTGTTCCCGCTATCGATTATGACGTTTCTGAGCGCCTCCAGAGCGATCTGCTGATTAACTGAAAGCCCCTTTGCCTTCTTCTTTTTGACCGGCTGTTCACCGTCGACCCGTGACAACACAACCGACGTTCCCTCTATTAGTGCAACCTCGGTCATCTCAAACACCTGCTCATCTGCTGGCTCTGCGTCCTTCTGTTTCTCGCAACGCATGTAAACGAGGTTCTCGTCCTTGCTGACCACCAGCGACGTATCAACAGCCCCCAGAAGGGCGCTGGAGCCGCGCATACCGCGTGTACTGTCCTTGCCGCTATGATGCACCCCGATAAACGCGCAACCGCAGTGTGCCTTGATACTATCCGCCGCAGAAACCCACAGGCCAAGCTCGGTGGCACTGTTCTCGTCTGCCCCGACGAGTGATCTGGCGACGGTATCGCAGAACACGACCGACCAGCCCGTGCCAGCCTTGTCGATTGAACGCATCAGCTTTTCCACGTCTGCCTGTTCACGAAAATTCACGGCGATAGGCAAAACGTGAAGGTTCTTGTTATCGCGCACCTTGTTGTGTGCCTCCCACGCATTGAGGCGCTTGCCAAGGCCGCCAACGCCCTCACCGGCTATGTAAAGCACCTTGCCCTTCTTGGTTGCCATACCCTGCCACGGGACGCCGTTTGCAATCGACAGCGCCATGTCGAGGGCGATAAACGACTTACCGGCGCCTGGTGCGCCATACATCACCGTCAGGCCATGCTGCGTGAT